TGCTCCGTTTCCCCCAGGTCGTCAGGTCCGTTCGTGCCAGGTTCACGAATAACGTTCGTCTCGTACACTGGGGGCACGTAGGGGCTGATCAGTTCAGGTTGTCCATAGACTGCTGGAGTCCCGGTCGGTGTGATGGCGATCTCGACACTCTTGATTGGTAACCCACCTGAGTAAGCGGCCGTCTTGTTCGAATGGATGTCATACACGAGCCGTCCGGTCTTGTCGGCGAAGTTCAATGTGAACAGAGCGCAATAGGCCCAGGCTGTGGACAGTGTCGAGACCGAAAACGGATCGGGAGTTGAAGTAATGAGCGGCATAAATCAATCCTTATCAGAAGGCGTAAGCGGATTGCACATATTTATCGGTTGGTCCAGAGATTCCGGCAACGGGTTCATCCCAGAAGAAGCCGCTGATCTGGGGATTGAAACCAGCGTAATTATAGACGCTTACAACTACACTTCCGGTAACAACAAAAGGCAACCAAGCGCCATTGGCGAATTCATTGATGACGCTGAAGTCATAAGATGCCAATGTCGTGGAGCCGTCCATTATCGACACTACTTGCTTCCGGGTTCCCGCCGTGCTTTCGAAAAAGTAAAGCGAAAGAATGTGCGGTGCGTTATCGGTTGCGGTGATTGTTGCGGTCATGGTGAGGAAGCCGTTGGTCGGAATATACCAAAGAGCAGACCTTTTGGACGCCCCTCCCCCTGGTTGCTCTAGCCAGGTATTCGTCAGGGTGCCACTGGCGGGGAAATTGCCAACGCCCGACGAAAAGACGACGGAACTAACGTAGGAGGGGAAGGACTGTAGAAAAGCGTATGTTGATCCACTGACATACTGAGCGAAGTAATATCCAGACTTTCCCCTCTTGGTAGGCCCGGATATCCAGTAGCCTTGTCCCACACTATCCTTACCAAGAAACCTTGCAGTTGCCATTTTAGCTGTTCCTCACGAGAGAAAAGAGAGTCACGTTGACATACTGCACACCAGTGCCAGCCGCCGTTACATCGACCGTGAACACGTCACCCGCACCAACGGATGTTACCGAGAACGTCGTATAGGTCTGAACCGTGGTTGTACTGGCCGCTACACTCTGGGCACTGGAGAAGATCGCCGTTCCATTCTTCTTGATCGTGAAGCTGAACCCACCACTCGCTCCGTTGACATTGGCCTGGCAAACGCACTTGACGATCTTGCCGTTGAACCCTGCAATCGTCCCGAGATTCGTGACATTGGTCCCCGTCACGAGGTCCGTCCCCAGGGCGAGAAGGAACGTAGACTTCTCAACGAACCCGTATCCGTTGGAATCGATCGAAGACAGCACTGTGCCGACTGAATTCGCAAACTGGCAGATGTCGCCCGATCCCGATCCCAGGATCTTGGGGGTGGTGACCGGCAGGTAATCCGTCCCAGGGGTGGCCGATGTGAAGCCGCTGCCCGTGCCCTTCACCATCCCCGTCAACGTTGTGGTCACTGCCAGCGTGCCTGTGCCGGTAATCGGTCTGCCCGAGACCGAAAAGCCGCTGGGCACGGACATGTCGACCGATGTGACCGTGCCTTTAGCGGCAACTGCTGTATCGACGTATGCTTTTGTCGTGTAGTCAACATCTGCAACCGCCACCCCAAAACCTGTACCCGTGCCTTTCACGAGCCCTGCCAGGGTCGTCGTGACCGCCAGCGTGCCCGTGCTGGTGACTGGGCTGCCGGATACCGACAAGCCACTTGGGACGGACAGAGCGACCGAGGTCACCCCCGAGTCGGCTGCGGAGATCGTCACCGTACCCGTGCCAGGGGTGAGAGTGATGTTCGTTCCGGCTACGAGGGTGGGCACCTGTGCGGCAACAGTCACCGACGTGGCGTCGATGGCGAGCGTTACGTTGTTGCCTCCCACGAGGGACTTGTAAGCGATCTGCGATCCGTCATGCTTGACCAGCATGATTTGGTCTGGTGAACCAATTGCGGTGAGACCAGTGCCGCCATGAGATACTGGGAGCGTGCCGGTGATCGACGTGGCCGGGATCGATGCGATATCCGAGGGGGTGAGAAAGTCGGTGCCGGCAACCGCCGCCTCGAAGCCGCTTCCGTTGCCCTTCACGATCCCGTTGAGGGAGGTGGAGACGGTGATCGTGCCAGCGTCGGTGACCGGGCTGCCAGAGACCTCCAGACCACTGGGGACTTCAAGGCTCACGGAGGTCACCGAACCAGATCCACCACCGGCTTCTTCGAGGGCGTTCACCGCCGCCGTGAGGTCGTTCCATTGCCCCGCCGTGCCCCGGATCTCAACCCTTGTGCGAGCGGGCATGTTCACGTCGGTCGTGCCTTCGAGGGCTCCTGTGATCGTCAACGTGTTGGTGGTGAGGTCAACAGAGGAATAGGCCAAGATGGCGTAGACCTGCTCCGAGAGAGGGCCTGTGCCCTGGTAGCACGTGACCCGGCCGGAGGAAGGGAAGGCACTGGCGTCGAACACCTTCAAGATGCCGTCACCGGCTGCGTGGGCGACTCGGAGGGTGGTGCTCGCCTTGTTGACGAGATGGTCGAAGTTTGTTGGCATGCAGTTATGTAGCGATCTACTCCACAACCTTCCTGAAACCATGCCAGAGGATCGCCTCACGCTTCTTCTCGGTGTTCGCCACCGCCGGACGTATGTACGGCTGTGCCGCACCGTGGACGCTGCCGTACTCGATGGCGATCCCCTTGCCGTACTTGCGGTCCCCGACTTGCACGGTTGCGGAGATCAGCCCCTTATACGATTTCGTCTCCTTGAGGATGATGTTGTCGTGGAGGTCGCCGGTCTTGTACGGTGCCAACCTCTGGGCTTCCTCCTGGAGCACCTCGCCGCACTCCGTCACCGCCGCCTCCATCTCCGCCTTCATGGCCTTGTTGAGGGCGTACAACTGCTTGCCGATCGAGTCCGCCATTACACCTTCTCCATACACATGACTTTGTAGTACTCGTTGTAGCCGTTCGCCTCAACAATGGAATCGATGTTCAAGAGGTGGTTGCCCCACATAAAACGGTCTTTAGTCGTGACGCTGAGTGAACCGATCCCACCAGCGTTGCGCATTATCACCTCGTGGGAGAGCGTGGCGTTCACCTGCTGAGCGAGCACCAGCTCACGACCGGTGAGAGGTCGCACACGAGCCCAAAAAGTGCCCAACGTCTGCCAGGTCTTCACGTCCACCCCCAACGCACCGGGCTCGACCACCTCACGCTGAACTTCGACACGGTGCCGAAGATCGCCAGGACGTATCACACCATCATAGTTTGATTCGCTCATCCGATGAAATACTCCCCACCTGCTGACACCGTGGCAAGCAAGTTGTCGATTGCGATCGGCACGACCTTCAACGTCAAATCACTGCTCTGGCTTCGTTGCTTGTATGCTTCGCCCACATAGAGCAACATGGCGTGAATCGCACTCGCCGGAACATCGTCCGCAGTAGCACCGTACCCGAAATTTCCAGTGATTTTGATGCAATCAATTCGTCGAAGATGGTCGGGGAACCCGTTCAAAGCCTGGATTCTGGGCCTCTTGCCCGTGCTCACGTAGTATTCGGCAGTGTCCCAGGTCTGCTCAATGTTGGCCGGATCTACATACGTGATGCCAGTGATCGATTGGAGCGGCCCGTAAGGGATTTGGATGACGTCGTGACGGTCATCCTCGCTGAAATGGGTGTAGTGTGTCGCACCAGTCAGGTAGTGCAGATACGGCCAGTATGAGCGCACCGTGGGCCAGCGATCAAGGTAGATGTCGATCTGTCGGGTAATGAAGAACTGACTTATTTTGGATTCACAGTATTCACGAGCGGCCACGATCCACTTGTCGAAGTTCACGGCTTCCTCGTCGGTGTCGACTCGGCAATTGATCTTGACCAAGTCGTCGAAAGTAAGCGGCTCGGTTGTAGGATTCTGGGCTTCGATACGCACTTAGGCCCCCTTAACCTCGGTCTTCTTGGCGTCGGGCTTCTTCTCGTCCTTCTTCGCTTCGACCTTCTTGACCTCGGGCTTCGGATCCGGGTTGGGCTCGAAGACCGCCTCATGGGCGTTGATATAAGACTTTGCAAGTACGTCGGGCACCGCCACGACGTCGCCGGGGAAGTAAACTGTGTTTCCGTAGAGTCTGGAGACGATGAATTTGATCAACATGCCTTTATGTAGTGGTCGGCGTGTAAAAAGTGGCCTCGCCCTTCGCCACGTAATCCCTCGCCAGTTTGCTTGGCAACTCCACCAAGGAGCCCTCGAAGGCCATGTCGTTGAGCACCACACGTGTCCGATTCATCCGCACTTCCACCATATCCGGGTTCACCTCGTTCGGCTTGCCCAAGTGCTTGTACAAATATGGATAGGTGGTGTGCGGAGCGAAGTAGCTCTCACGATTGCGCCAAAGATTGACCTCGGGGCCTTTGACGAGAAGGTGGTCGGCATCAAAAAGTTGTGATGCGAGGACGCATAGGCACGAGGCGATCCCAGCGTAAGCGTAAGCCTGGTTGAGCATGGCCACGGACTCCACCAGCGTGGTCTGTCCGATCAAATTGATGATCCTGGGATGATCGGGAGGCGTCTCCGTGTCGGCCGTGTTAAGTACCACACCGGATAAGTCCCTCTCCTTCAACCACTCGATGACCACCTCCCACTCTTGCGAGTCCAGCATCCTGAGCTTGCGTGAGTTGATCGTGGTGTGTGCTGTCGTGTCGTGTTGTACGACTGCGTATCTGTAGGGCAGGTTGAACCGGCTGAGATCCGATGTGACGGTCAGGAATTTGGAGGGGTTGAACGGCTGCGTGCGAAAGGTGGGGAACCTCTTGCTGATCGAGCAATCGAGGATCTCGGGCCGGATCTGGTGAACGTGGTTCCATTGCTCGTGTCTGATACGCTGATACTCTGGCGTGGCCTTGAACAATGACCGCATCGACCACAATCCAGGCGTTCCCCAGTGAATGACATCGATTTGGGCCTGCTCTTCGTCGCTAAGACGGCTCAAAACAGCGAAAACGTCACCTAAACCCTCCCAGAAGTACAATTCCATGCCTCCTCCTAAACGAAGAAAGCCCGTGCCACCATATTGATGACACGGGACTCTCAATTACACATTAACCAGCATCAACTCAGTTGAACGCACTGATCACACTGAAAGCGGCAGGCCAGTCGAACTGCACGTCGAAGTCCATCAAGAACTTGATGGTCGTGTCGCCGGGGTTGCCGCTGATGCCGTCCACGGTCACGTAGAGGCCCTGACCGAAAAGGGCGACGTGGGCGAAATCCCAGTTGCCGTAAACGAGCACGGTCTGATTCGCCACCGAAGAGACGGTGATGTTGCTCGGGACCAGCGAGGTCGAAACGACCGGCTCGCCGTTGATGGTCTGGTTGTCGTCGTTGACGACGAAGACCGGGAAGGTCGTGCCGATCTTCGGAGTGGTCTCGCCAGCAGCGTACCCGGCCGGGCTGGTCAGCCAGGCCATACGACCGAAGTTGGCGTTGGCGTCGGCGACCGCCTTCTTGGCGGCGATCACATTGGCGTATGACAGCTTGTTGGAGGTCGCCACGACACTGTTCGTGCCCGACTTGTTGAGCAGGCCCGTGGCCTCATTACCCGACCCGGCACCGTTCCACATCTGGGTCTCCATTTTGACGGCGATCGAGCGAGCACCGGCCGTGTTGATCAGACGGTCGCTATCGAGGATCGAAGAATAGCCAGCCCGGTACGAGTAGGTGACCTCAGCGGTCAGCGCATGGGCCTGGTAGAAGATGTCATCCGTGATCGGAGTGGAACCGGTGGCCGCACCCGACTCCGCAACGGCGGTCACGGTCGGAAGAGCGGTCAGACGGGGAACCTTGGTGCCCGCCATCATGCCGGTGCGGTAGCCTACACCGAGCTTCGGGCCAGCGAGCATCGGGTAAAGGAAATCGACGAACCCGGAAGCGTCCCAGAGTGTCGGAGTCACACCAGCGGCACCGTTGCCGGTATCGAAGTTTGCACGCTGGTTGAGCTTCTCGACGTTCCCGAGGGGAACCATGAAGTGACCCGCACCGCTACGATGCGAGATCCGGTTAAGCTCGTCGTTGACCTCACGCTCAACACCATTGAGCGAGCGGTTGTCACGCACGCACTCGATGGCACGGGTGACGCTGAAACCCTCTCGGGCGGCGTGCTCGTGGATATTGGTCTCGGTCTTGCGGCCCTTCGAGCGGATGAAGGCCGGGCTGGATTCGAAAGCCTCGTCTTCTTCCTGCTCTTCTTGGGGTTTGTCGTATCCAAGTTTGACGAGCGCTCGGAGCTGGGCGTCGACCTTGCTGAGTTCGGCGTCCTTCGAGTCGAAGGCGTCCTTGTCGAAGGCTTCGGCGTTGACGATCACGTCCATGGCCTTGCGGATCTGGTCCACCTGGCCTTCGAGTACGCTACGCTTGGAGTCAAAAGTATTCTTGTCCATAAGATTGATCTAGTCCATGAAATACTGATCATTCAACGATCTTTTTGACCTTCGGGTCGCCGTGATCAACAATCAGTGATACTTCTATCTAGGTTCTGCTCTTCAAATTTCCAAAAGCCTCAATCTCGCCTTCGCACGCTGCCTCTCGACATCCTCCACGGAGTCGAAACGCTCCACCATCCGCACCATACTGGAGGATGTGGCCGTGTAGGCCGGGAAAGCCACTCCAACACTAACCTCGATCAGATTTACACGCTTGAGCGTGACGATCGTCTGCTTGCCTCGCTTGCTCACTTCGGCGTCTTCGGGTCCGAATGTGAAACCGAAAGAGTTACCAACGAGGTCGCCACGCTGTACCAAGGTCTTGAGGTCACGTGCTGCGGTCGTGTCCGGCAGATCGATCTCGTACCGCAGCCCAAGAGCGTCCTCTTGTAGTCTCAGAGTGCCCGCAGACAGCCGACCCACCACAACGGTATGATCGTGACCGATCAGAGCAACAACATCCCTCGATGCGAGCGAATCGGCGAACGCACCCGGCATGATCCTCTCGATGAACCCGCCCAAATCCTCGGAATCCGAGTTGAAACGGGCGATATACCCGCCCAAAACACCAATATTGTCCGTGTTTTCGACCGATCTCTCCGTCAATTCAATCGGATTGACATAAGTTCTACGCTCAATCTGCACTGGTAACCCCCTCGATCAACGCCAAGATATCCTCTGATTTGACCTTCTCAACGTCCCTTGCGAACGTGTAATCCACCCATTTTTCGGCGAATTCCTCGATTGTGTCGGGCGTTTTGTGCAATTCCTGGTACGCCCGGTAACTGGGAGCCAACGCATCGATCAGGTGGGTGGCATGGGCGTCCGGTTTCGGAAAAGACTTCGCTTCCCGCCGGAGACCTCTCCCGATTTGGTCCAAGAGGGCCTCACGCACCAGTTGCTTCGCCCTCATGTTGTTGTCCTCTGGCTTTTCACCGTCTGCGGGCTCGATGTTCGCCTCGGTATCGTCCTTGGCTTCGCCATCGGACGCTTTTTGGAGATTGGCCGGGTGTTGGAGCGTGTCCTCCCCCTCGATCGGCGGGAGCCCCAGCTTGATACGGCCCTCATTCGAGGTCGCCAGCCCGGCTAGTTTCAAACTCGTCCATGTCTTGGCTTGCGCCTGGAAAACACCTCGAAGCAAGGCGTCCACCTTGTGATTGACGCTGTAGCCAGCAAACCGCTCTCGTGGCGTCAACAATTTGACATCAATCTCGCTTTCGAGGTTGTCGAGCGTGGGCAAAAGGCCCAACTCGTAGAATTGCACATTTGCTTCTTCGTTGGCGTTGTAACTCTGCTTGCCCGAGAACAGCAAGTTGGGAGGAACGCCCCAAATTCGTGCCACTTCCTCGATGGAAAAAACCCTGGTCTCCAGGAGCTGACAGTCTTCGGGCGTCATGTTGGTGCTCATGAATGACATTTGGCTCGTCAAGAAGCCGATCTTGTTGGAGTTCTTGAGTCCGCCGTGCGCCAAATCCCAGGTTTTCCGGATCGCATCCATGGTTTCCTGGGTGGGGTTCCCTTCCACCTTGATTACACCTCTTGGGATGCCGCCGTTGCCGAACACGCTGGCGGCATGACGGTCGGCTGCGATGTGGAGGCCGAGGCTTTCACGGCACGCCATGATGGGGCTGATTCCGACCAATCCATCCCAGCTCTGACCGGTCACGTGGAGCACGTCAGCCGCCGGGAGGATGGTCTTGCCCTTGCCCTTGGTGCGATACACCTCATAGACGAGTTCGCCATCATCGTCCACGAGCACCCGCACCGACCTCCAGTTGATAAGGTGGAGCCCGATCGGCTGCCCGTTGCTGGCACGCTCGATCTCGGCGTAAGCGTTGCCCGAGCACTCAACCGAGGTGATGAACGCTCTCCAGAACTTGTTGGCGTTCTGGTGGTCGTTGGGATTTTTGAGGAGCTGGCTGACCGGGTGACGGGGCTGGATTACGTTGCCACGATCGACCGTCTCACGGTAGACGTACCGATCCAACGAGGCGATAGTGGACGATTTGAGCGTGATCGCCCGGAACACGGCGGCCTGACCTAGGGCGATCTCTTCCGACACGCTGACACCGGCCATGACGGGCGGCCCGTAGAAGTAGTTTCGGAGGTCGCCCACGATGACGGGGATGGATCTCGTGATTATAGACTTAACCCAATTAAACATGCAGGTAGTTATGATTGGCGTTTGGTTTCTGGCGATAGATCGATCTGGTAGTTCTCGACGTTGGCCCAGAGTTTGTTGATGTCTTGCTCTGGTTCGTCGCCCATGCTCACCCCGATCGCCATGAGGAGAGCAACCACCGGGTCGATCCGGCCACGTGACCTCTTCTTGGAGGGAAATATCCGCTCTTGCTTATCCGGGATCACCACCACGTTCCCGACGCACCAGTTGAGGAGCGGGTTGTTGCTGTGCCGAATCTGTTTGTTGCTGATCAACAACTCCAATTTCTGACACGGAGGGTTGAGATACTCGTAAGTTTGCTTATACGTTTCGGGTTGCCTGTCCAGATATGGACAGATCAGCGAGAGCAATGCAGGGTCCGCAACGAATTGCTCGACATCGAATCGCCCAAGTAACTCGTTGATCTTCTCGGCCACTTCCTCGTGATTGATTTTCTTGCCCTTGGTGAGGATCAAGTAACCGTTCTCCGGTTTCGCCCACGTTCGATATGGGACTTTGTCCTTTTCCTCACGCTTGGCGATATCTTCACTGGGCAAGAATGACCATGTGAGGAGTCGTTTTGATTGGGGGAAGTAGAGCACGATGCTCGTGAGATCGGTCACACGAGACATATCCAGGGACATGATTGCGGGCTCTTCGATGAGGTCGTCTTCGGTGTAGGCGTCCGCACAAGCCCTCCACTCTTCGAGATCGAGCCAGGTCCGATCAGCATGTTCGAGCCAGTGACCGAGGTAGAGCTGCCTGAATGAGAATTCCTTGTGCTTGATGTGCTTCGCCACCTCGCACTCTTGGGAGATCGTCTTGAAATTGACGTATGAGCATGGCATTGCCTGACGCCACACCTCTTCCGATGTCCAGTCCGCTTCTTCCGGTGTCTCGAATATCCTCACGAGGTAATTGGGATTGATGATTTCGCCATCCCGCACCTTCTTGGCGTAGGAGTACAACTCCCACGCAAGACCCGATTTCGTGTTGCCCGCAGTCGATATCTGAATCTGGAGGAATGACCCCTCTTTACGCTTGTGTCCTCCACTCACCAGAGCGTCATACAGATCACGGGATCTCCATAGGTGCATTTCGTCGCAAACCAGCGTAGAAGGCGCAAGTGAGTTGCCCTGCCCCTCATTGGCCGCAAGGCTCTGAAAAGTGCTGTGCTTGGACGGAATCTTGATCCTCATGTAGTGGTCTGAGCACATACAGAGGTCATCGAGAAAAGGGTTGGCCCTGATCATCTGGGCCATTGCCTTGTAGATGCGTCCGGCCTTCTCACGGTCGGGAGCTGCGGCGTAGACCTCCCGACCGTCCTGTCCCATGCAAAGCTCGTACAGAGCCACACCGGCGGCTTGCTGCGTCTTGCCGAGCCCTCTCGGCATCCACAACGAGACAGTGCTCTTCTGACGGCTGCCGTCCTCGTTGCGAGTTCCGTAGAGTTCGGAAATCCAGTCCCGTTGGAAGTCTTCGAGCCTCCACTGCTCACCGGAGTAGTCTCCGATAAGTGTAAGAGACTCGAAGAACTTGCATGCTTGGATCGCCTTCGGATGACTGAGGTAGTCTTTGCAGATGTCGGCCACTCAGACCCCCTCGGCCATCATCTTCAAATACGGGTTGTCGCCCTGGGAGGGCTTCGTCGTCGCTTTGGCCTTGCGGGCTGCTGGCGTCAACCCCAGGTCGTTCAAGACCCTCTGGAGTTTGGCAAGCTGCTTTTGGTAGGGCTCGATCAACGGGCACCGGTGGACGCCATCGGTGAGGTCTTCCGCCTCGTGGATCTCGGCACGGAGCCTCTCCTTGAAGCCGTAGTCCTCACAGTAGATCCCGATGATCTTGGCGTCGGTGGTTTCGAGGGTGCCGACTTCTTCGAGGTCGGCGCAAATGCTCACCCACGCTTCGAGTTCTATCCGGGTGAAATTCTTGGGCGGCTTCGGCCAGTGCGGTTTCAGGGGTGGGCGGTAACCGCCTCGGTTGTCCTTTTTCACGTCTTCCATGCAGTTATATAGCGGTCTACATGGCAAACCAGGATCAAACGGTGAGCAAATAAAAAAGGGTAAAAAGGATGGCACGCACAAGAGGAAGGC